GGGGCCGTGCACCCTGCCGCTGCTGGTGGCCACCGGACTGTCGGACCCGCCTGCGGCACCCGCTGCGGACCCGCAAGGCGGCACGCCGTGACCCCGCCCTGCACCGTGCCGCCACCCTACACGTGGACCGCGCACGGCGTGGCGCACGTGCTGCTGCTGCGTGGCGCCGCCCAGCTGCTGGTGCTGCAGCAGGGTGCAGGCTGGCGGGTGCTGTCAACCGCCGGGCAGGTGCTGTGCGTGTACGCCACGCAGGACCAGCTGCCGCTGGTGCTGGGGGCCGCACTGGTGGACCCGCACGCCCACCCACCCGTGGCCGTGCCCGCAGTGCAGCCCGCCGAGGACACCACCGACAGCCCCACCGATGGGCGCCGCCTGCACCGCCCTGGTGGTGTGTCGTGACCCGCGCCCAGCGTGGCGCGCAGGCCGACCTGCCGCCGCTGCTGGCGCTGCTACAGCAGCGGCGCCTGCAGCTGGACACAGTGGGCCAGCAGGCACAGCCCGCGCCAGCACCAGCACCCAGCGCACCCAGCGCACCCCGTGACCCGGCAGTGTGCGCGTGCCGCTGGGCTGCAGGCCCGCACTGCGAGGCACTGCTGCGCGCCGAGAACCCACTGGCCACCGCAGTGGGGAACCACATCATGCGCGGTGGCAGCGACCTGGGCTGCCCAGGCAGGAGGCTGCTATGACAGACACTAAGCCCAAAAAGCGAAGCAAGAAGCCCGCGATCCCGGTAGACCAGCAGGTGGCGCAAGCGGTGGCGGCTGCGGTGGAGCAAGACAGCGACCACGCCGCCCTGCAGAGCTTAGAGCGCAGGTTCATCGCGCTGCTGGCCGACGTGCGCAGCGCGCAGTGGGCACTGCGCAAGGCCACCGACGCCGAAGCCCAGGCCGCAGCCGATGCGCAGCAGCTGCGCACCCAGCTGCGCGAAGCCACCCGCGACCTGCGCCAGCTACCCGTGCTGACCCGCGAGCGTGACACCGCAGCAGCCGCAGCCGTGCAGCTGCAGGCTGACCTGCACGCGCTGCAGGCCGACCTGCAGGCGGCACAGGCCGAGCGCGACGCTGCCCAGCTTGCGGCTGCCCAGGCGCAGCTGGGAGCCAGTACGCTGCAGGTGCAGCTGACAGGTGCGGCCACAGAGCTGGCCAGCGTGCGCGCGGACCTGTCCGCAGCCCGCGCCCAGCTGGCAGCAGCCGTGCAGGCCGAGGCCGCCGCAAACCGCCGCGCCGCAGCGGCGCACCAAGCCCTGGACCGTGCCGCCACAGCACCACCGCAGGCCACCCGCGCTCCGGTGGTGGGGCCGATGGACGAGCCAGAGGCCGCCATCTTCTGGCTGCGGCAGACGCGGCGCGGGGCCGAAGCTGCGCGCGCCATGCGCGTGGAGCGGCTGCACCGCCCCGATGCTGGGCCACTGCTGGCGGCAGTGTACGTTGCACGCCGCACGCCAGAGGGTGCCCAGCGTGGCCGCGCCGTGGAACGGTGCCTGGAGCTGCTGGCCGCCCTGCGTGAAGTGCCATGAACCGGCGCGTGCACTGGAGTGGTGGTGCACGCTGGCGCGACCGGCTGGGCTGGTGGCGCCTGTGCCTGCCGCACTACCCTGCCTGCTGCAGCGGTGGCCGTGCCGAGCGGCTGGCCGAGCAGGTGGGCGCCTGCACGTATGTCCGCAGTGACGTGACTTGCCACAAGTGCCTGGACATTATGGCGCGAGATCCAAGCATAGGAGCCAACAATGAACGGAAGTGAACCCACTAACCCTAACCCGCCAGAACAGGCGCACGCCCTGCTGACAGTGGACAGCGACGAGCTGGACCCGTGCCTGTACCCTGGCACCGTGCTGGTGGTGCCGTACCAGTGCGGGTTCCAGGCTGCTGCGCTGGTGCGCGCGGGTGACGAGATGCTGGTGCTGTGGGTGTGTGACATGCCGAACGGCAACGGTGGCACCGAAACCATGCTCACCAACGAAGAACCGCGCTGGCCCGTGATCTTTCGCACCCGGCTGGAGGCGGTGGACGTAGCATCTACCTGCCTGCGTGGCTGGCAGGAGGTGGGTGATGGCAGCACCGGGTGATGACAAGGCGGTGCGCGAAGCCGTGCAGCTGGGCGCCGAGCTGGCCCGCACCTGGGTGCTGCTGTGGCTTGACAGCGTGGTGCGCCTGCAGCTGCACGCTGCGGGCGACGAGCACGGTGCAGAGCTGGTGCGCAAGCTGGCCGACCGCATCGAGGCCGGTGAGCCATTCGGCCACCAGCGGGTGGGCCAGTGAGGCGCCAGCACGTGTTCACCGTGTGGCAGCTGCCGCTGGAGGGCGGCTGCGTGGCCAGCGTGGAGCGGCACGGGGCTGCGGTGCTGTGGCGCCTGCGCCAGCCCGAAGGCCGCGCCGAGGTGGTGGGGCTGGCCGCAGACGAGCAGGAGGGCCGCCTGCGTGTGGTGCGTGCGTGGCGGGATGCCGCTGGGCTGGTGCGTGTGCCTGGGTTCATTCTGGACCACGCACTGCACGGCACTGCGTGACCACCACCACGTGCTGCGCACCCACTGCGCAGCTACCCGCGCAGCTGCGCAGGCAGGGTGCGCAGTGGTGTGATAGCGTGCCGCCATGCCCCGCAAGGTTCTAACTCCAGCGCCACCCGCACCCGCTGCAGAGCGGGGCGAGCTGGCTACACTGCCCGAACCACTGCAGCCCAGGCAGGCCGAAAACGACCGCGCCTATGCTGCCTTCCTGCTGTGGTGCCTGTCTGAACCCACAGAGCGGAGCAAGCGGCTGATCGGCACCGCGCTGAACTGCGGCGATGCGAACGTGCGCCTGTGGGCCAGCAGGTTCGCCTGGGACCGCAGGCTGGTGCAGGTGCCCGACGCCGAATGGCACGCACTGCGCGGCTACCGGGCGCTGATGGACCTGCAGCCGGGCAGTGCCAAGGTGGCCGCCCTGCAGATGGCGATGGACGTGGTGCTGGACCGCGCTGGCTTCGCAGCAGTGCGGCATCAAGTGTCTGCGGAACGGCAGGGCGCGGGCACCCAGGGCGTGGACCCTACAGTGCAGCCAGCAGCACCTGCGCCTGCACCCACACCACCGCCACCAGCTGACGGTGCGGCTGCGACAGAGGCGAAGCGGGTAACCGCACCACCGTTCAGCACACCACTATCAGATGCCGAGCTGGGGCAGTTAGACCCGCAGGAATACGTGCGAAAGCTGCGCCGAAAGGTTCTGGCGAACCACCTGCGCGACGAGGACGTGCGGCGGCAGGTGCTGCTGATTGACGCCACCCTGGGGCTGATTGCCAAGAAGGTGCAGAGCGGTGAGCTGCGCGTGCAGGTGGGCGACATTCCGCAGCTGATCAAGGCGCGCGCCCTGCTGACCGGGCTGCCCACTGAGCAGGTGGCGGTGGCTGGGCAGGTGCAGGTGCAGCACACCCACACGCACGAGGTGGCCCAGGAGAGCGCCCGGCTGGCCGACGCCCGCAAGCGTGGCGGCCCGGCGCTGCTGGCTGCCATGCAGGTCGAGGTGGCCGAGCTTGCCACCATCCTGCAGGCGGTGCCACGCGCGCAGGTGGTGGACGTACACGTGGAGGACACCGAATGAGCCGCCTGCACCTGCCGCCTGGGGCGATCGTAGAGCATGGCCCTGGCAAGGCGCCGCACGGGCTGCAGGACACCCTGGTGGGTGAGACTGTGGTGGGCGGCCCGCTGGCCGCGCAGGACGTGCGAATGCTGCTGGACCGGCAGACCCTGCAGCACCTGCTGGACGTGGCAAGCGCCAGCGTGGTGGGGCGCGCCGTGCTGCACAGCGTGGGCGTGCGCGTGCGGATCTACGAGGGTGGCGATGGGCACCGTTACAGCGTCTGGACGCTGGTGAGCCACCCGCCGCAGGCAGAGCGTGCTGCGTTCGGCCCTGCTGAGCGGAGGCGTTGATGCAGGCCGGGATGCTGGTGTCGTGGCACTACCTTCGCCCTGTGGTGGCACAGACGATGCCTTTCATTCGGCGGGTGCACACTGTGCTGGATAGTGGTGCGTTCTCTGCCGCAAGCCTGGGAGAACACATCAGCGTCCTGGAATATGGGCGCTTCCTTCGCGCCAGTGGGGCGGTGTTTGACTGGTGTGCCAGTCTCGACGTGATCGGTGATCCTGTACGTAGTTATGCGAACTGGCTGGCCTTACGGCGTAGCTATCCAGCAGTGGTCCCTGCGGTGCACTGTGGTGCGGACATTGACTGGGTGCGACGGTATCTGGGTGAGGGTGCGTCACGGATCGCGCTGGGTGGGCTGGTTCCGGTGAAGGCAACCCTGCGCAAAGAGGACTCACCTGCGCGGCGCTGGCTTGATGGGGCCTTCCTTGCGTTGCAGGGGAGTGGTGTGGCTGTGCACGGGTTCGGGGTAACTGGGTTCACCATTGTCAACGCATACCCATGGACCACCATTGACAGCTCGGCGGCACTCACGATGACCCGCTTTGGAAAGGTGATGCAAGTGAATGGGCAGCCCGCCTACGCACACAGCACTGGTGAATACACTGAATCTGCGCGCAAGATATTCGACAAGTGGGAGGTGCGTCGCCGGTCACCGACCAGAAGTAACCGCCTCGCCGCTAACCTCTCCGCGTTAGAAACTGTTCTGAAACCCAGTGGGGTTCAGACGTTGTACCACGCCACCATACCGTCGCAAGACACCGACTTTGCGACCATATTCAACCACCTGCTGCTGAACCATCCGAGAGGCGATGCGTGACACAGCCTGTGCCGCTGTTCGTGGAGCTGTGCGCAGGCACCGCTGCCGTTTCGCTGCGGCTGCACCATGCGGCACGCAGGCCACCCGTGAGCAGGCAGGGCGGGAAACAGAACTACGCCGAGGCCACGCTGCGGGTGCTCGGGCTGGCACCCGGTCAGCAGGCGCTGCGGTACGTGTGGGCCGAGCCGGATGCTGGGGCGCGCCTGCTGCTGGCCAGCTACGCCAGCCCCGCGCTGTGGGCTGGTGCTGCGCTGGTGCTGGACAGCTGGCAGCACGCGCAGCCGCGTGCACTGTGGGCTGCGCTGCGGGCCGAGGGCGAGCCGCAGGCCGCGACGCCGCACGCACTGGCGCGGCACGTGCTGCTGGAGGGCTGGACCCTGTGGGGCACGCTGTACCGTGGCCCTGGCGCCAGCGAGCTGGGCACGGTAGCTGTCACGCTGCCCGGTCTTATCAAGCGGCTGCAGCAGCACGAGGCGGTGCCCGCCACCGTCTACGCCGAAGCGCGCGAGGTGCCCGTGCAGGGCGGCGCTGTGGTGTACGTGGACCCGCCTTACGTGGGGACCAGCGGCTACGCGCACGACCTGCCACGCGCCGAGGTGGTGCAGCTGGCGCTGCGCTGGGCGGCTGCTGGCAGCACGGTGGTGGTGGCCGAGGCCGAGCCAGTGCCTGAGCTGGTGGCGGCAGGCTGGCACGCGCAGGAGCTGACCTGGGCGCGCGAGTGTGGCAGGCGCGGGCGCGCCTATAGTGCGCAGAAGCGCGAGTTCATAACGTGCAACGTGCGGCCACGGCACCCCGGCAGGCCAGCGCGCCCGCTGCTGCCCGCACTGGCCCCGAACCGGGGCAGGAGGGTGCTGTAGTGGCACGCGACAGGCTCACAGATATGCAGGCGCCCACCACGCAGGTGGTGGACACGCTGGCCGAGCAGTACCCGCTGCTCGGCATCGCCATGCGGCACCACCGCACCACGCGAGGCGAGCCGCTGGCGTTCGCTGACAAGCCGTACCTCGTGGAACTCTACTGCGACGCCCCGCGCATTGAGGGCTTCGACGCCATGAAGTGCGTGCAGGTGGGGTGGAGCGAGCTGCTGGTGCAGCTGGCCCTGGAGCGCGCTGGGTGGGGTGGGCGCATCTGTGCCTACGTGCTGCCCAGCTTCCAGCTGCGCGACCGTTTCGTGCAGCGGCGCGTGCACCCGCTGCTGGAGCAGGTGCCCGCCTACACTGCCAAGCTGGCGCACGGCGACATCGGCAGCGTGCGGCACAAGCGGTTCGGGACGGGTGCGCTGCTGTTCCTGGGAAGCAATACGGTGAACGACTTCATCGAGTTCAGTGCCGACGTGCTGGTGGTGGACGAATACGACCGCTGCGTGCAGGAGCATCTGGCGTTCGCGCGTGACCGCCTGCGCGCCAGCAGTGCGCCGCAGCTGTTCCGCATCGGAAACCCGACCCTGCCGCGCGAGGGCATCGCCGCGCTGTACGACCAGAGCGACGGGCGCAGGTGGCACCACCGCTGCGGGCACTGTGGCGAGCGGCAGCTGCTCGACTGGCAGGTGAACGTGGTGACCCGCAACGATGCCGGGCGGTGGGAGCTGCGCGACAAGGCGCGCGCCGAGGATGGCACCCTGCGCCCCGTGTGCAGGCGCTGCGGGCGCCCCTTCGACCGCGTGGCCGAGGGTGGGCAGTGGGTGGCCGAACGCGCTGCAGTGCACCGCAGGGGCTACCACATCAGCCGCCTGGACGTGCTCTCGCAAGACCTGCGCCCGCTGTGGCGCGAGTGGGTGGAGGCACAGGGCAGTGGCGCCAAGCTGGTGGCGTTCTATGCCAGTGTCCTGGGGTTACCCTATGCGCCCGAGGGCAGCGCGGTGACCCTCGACATGCTCACCCGTGCGGCCTGCGGCGACCCGATGGACGAGGGCGGCGACGCCCGGCTGGTGAGCGAGCAGGTGGTGGCTGGTGTGGACGTGGGTAGCCGGGCGCTGAACGTGGACATCTGCGTGGTGCGCCACCGGGAGGATGACGAGCGCGCCGTGCGGGTGGGGCGCTGGACCGGCGAGGTGGGCAGCTTCGACGCGCTGTATGATCTACTGGTGCGCTACCGCGTGAACGTGGCGGTGGTGGACGCGCGGCCCGAAACCCGTGCAGCCCAGCAGCTGCGGGACCGCTGTACCGAGACTGGCGTGTGTGACGTGTGGCTGTGCCAGTTCCATGCCACCGACCGGGTGGGCGCCCAGGACTACGGGCTGCGGCAGGACTACGAGCGCAAGCTGGTCACGGTGGACCGGACCCAGCTGCTGGACGCCACGATGGAGGATGCGCGCGTGCACCCAGCGCGCCGCACGTGGCCCGAGGACGTGTGGCGGGTGCAAGGCTGGGCCGACCAGATGCAGGCGCCCAAGCGGGTGATGAACGAGGCAGGCACGCGCTACGTGTGGAGCGAGGGCAACCTGGACGACCACTACAGGTTCAGCGACGCATACAGCCGGGTGGCGGCTGACATTATGGCCACGCAGGGGGCATATCATGGGTGACGCTGGCTTGATGCTGGTGCTGGCGCAGCTGCTGGAAGCGCACCCCGACCTGCAGCCGCTGCTGGCGCGCGCCAGCGTGGCCGAGCAGCGGGCGCTGGTGGCGGCACTGCGGGCCGCCTGGGAGGCGGGCGCAGAGCAGTCAGACCAGCGCACCGGGCGGCTGATGGCGCGCATCTTCGGCGGGTTCGTCGGTGTTACGCCAGGGTGTGACCAGCCAGCCGTGCCAGAGGCTACACGCGCCCGCCTGGGCGGGTTCGTGAAACTGCTGGCCGGGCGATAGGGTAGGCTGGGCGCGCTGGAGGGAACGATGGCCGACGTGAAGCTGATGCCGCTGGGCGTGGTGCAGGTGGGGCGTGCGCGTGCTGTGGCGCAGCCCGCCAGCTGGCTCGCAGCTGGGGCTGCGCACCGCCCGAGCGCGCGTGAGCGCCTGGGGTACGCGCAGGCGCTGGACGGCCCGCCTTACGACGCCGTGAATAGCGGTGGGCCTGGGCACTATTCGTTCTTCTCGCGCTGGCGGAACCTCATGCCCATCCAGTGCTGGGATCTGTACCGGCAGACGCCCGACGTGCGCGCCTGCGTCGACAGCATCGTGCGCCGGGTGGCCACCTGGGACTGGTACGTGAAGCCCACTGTGGACCCGCGCAACGCCGACGAATACCGGCGCATGATGGACCACGCCCGCGCAGCGCGTGACTGGCTGCAGGTGCCCAGCCGCAACGGCGACACGTGGCAGGAGGTGATGACCCGCGTGGTCACCGACCTGCTGGTGTACGACGCTGGCACCCTGGAGCTGAACGAGCAGGGTGGCAAGCTGCTGGAGCTGGTGCCGTGGCTGGGCAGCAGCTGGTTCCCGGTGACTGACGCGAAGGGCGTGCTGCTGCGGTACGAGCAGGAGAGCGAAACGGGCGTGCCCACCGGGCAGCCCGACATCATCGTGCGGATGCCGCCTGAGCGCCTGTGTTACCTGTCATTGTTCAGGAATACCCGTAGCAATCTCGGTGTCAGCCTGCTGGACACCCTGGTGAACGAGTGCGTGACCGTGCTGCTGAGCAGCGAGCACGCCATGCTGGCGATGGACGCGGACGAGATCCCGCCTGGGCTGCTGGTGCTGGGTGGTGTGGCAGGTGCGGCTGCGGAGCGGGCGCGCGCCGACCTGCAGGTGATGCGCGGCAAAGACCACAAGCTGCGCGTGCTCACCAGCCCGCAGCCTAACGGTATCGACGCGAAGTGGGTGGAGCTGCGCAGGCCGCTGAAAGATGTGCAGCTGCTGGACGTGGTGGACGGCTTGCGCCGCACCATCTGGCGGGTGTTCGGCGTGCAGCCTGTGGAACTGGGTGAGAGCGAAAATATCAACCGCGCCACCGCGAACGTGCAGCTCGACGTGGCCAGCAGCCACTTGATCAACCCGATTCTAGAGCTGCTGCAGGCGCGCGTGAACGCCCAGGTGCTGCCGCGCCTGCTGCCGCCCGAGGCGCGCGGGAAGGTGGTGTTCGGCTTCGACAGGGCGCAGCCGCTAACCCCGCAGCAGCGGCTGCAGCAGGCGCAAGCGAACGACCTGCTGGTGAAGCGTGGCGTGCTGACCGTCAACGAAGTGCGTGCGCAGCTGGGCCTGCTACCTGTGGCGGGCGGCGACGTGCCGCTGGTGGACACGAATATGGGGCCGCTGCCGCTGGACCAGCTGGTGGCTGGACTTGCGCCCGCGAACAGCTACGCCGCAGACACAGGGAACGCCACTGCGGCAGAAGGCGGCACTGACGATGATAGCAGCCCGCTGCGCAAGGCTGTCGGCGACACTGACCCCACTAACTTCCCGGCGGCAGGCGATAACGAGCCGGTCAGCCTGGGCGGTAGCCAGTGGGAGCTGTTCGACCTGCGGTACGCGGAAAACCTGCGCACCGAATACCCGTCCATCTGGCGAAAGGGTGGGAATATACGTGGCAATAGCCAGTATGACAAGCTGGCTCCCATCGTGCGTCGTGGTGGCAAGATGCGCCCGCGTAACGACACCGAGGAAGGTGCCATCCGGCTGCGTGAGGCCTGGGTGGCGCGCCACCGGGCAGACTTCCGACTGCCTGGGGTCATCGCGCAGATCAAGTGGGTTGCAGTGGGTGACCGTGGCGAAGCCTACATGAAAGAGCTGGTGGATGCCGAAAAGGCCAAGGTAGACGCCAAGCGTGCCCAGCTGCGTGCGGCGCTGGCCGACCTGTCCGAGAGTGTGCAGGACACCCTGCGCGAAAAGGCCCGCGAGCACAACGCAGAGGTCGATAACGATGCCGACCGCAGCACCACCGCCGAGGTGCTGGCAGAGGTGTTCAAGCGGGGCGTCGGCGCTTACCACACAAACCCCGAAAGCGTGCGCCCCACTGTGGCCAGCCCCGAGCAGTGGGCATTCGCGCGGGTGGAGAGCTTCCTGTTCCTACTGCGCACCGGCGAGCCGCGAGGCAAGGCGGCGCACGACACCGACCTGCTGCCCGAGGGGCACCCGTACAGCACCGCAGGCGACGACGAGCGCAGCGCACTGGTGGCGCGTGCGCTGTGCGGCACTGGCCAGTGCGGGCACCAGCACCACCAGCACCACCAGCACCACCAGCACCACCAGCACCACCTGCAGGGGCGGGACGTGCCCAGCATGGCCACCACGGGTGAGTGGCTGCCGAGCCAGTGGCAGCCCGCTGGGCGGTTCGCTGGGATGCGCACGCTGAACCTGCGCAAGCTGGCCGAGGTGGTGGCTGAATACCAGCTGGCGGTGACTGAGCTGTACGACCGCGCCAGCGTGGCGGTGCAGGCAGCTGTGGGCGCAGCCTATGGCCGCGACGGCGTGCTGGACGTGGCCGAGGCCGGGCGTGCGCAGCGCGTCGTGGAGGCCGAGCTGGACAAGCTGGCCAGCAGCTGGGCAGTACGCACCGAGCCGTTCTATCTGCGCGCCGCCCAGCTGGGCCACGAGGCTGCCGAGCGCATCAGTCTGGGGCCTGTAGAGGCGCAGTGGCGCACCAGCGGGCGCGCTTACTGGCAGGACGCGATGGGCTGGCTGTCGCTGCCCAGCGGGCTGGTGGGCGGCCTGCAGGCGCGGGTGCGCGAGGTGCTGAGCCGCGCCAGCACGGTGCAACGCAGCCGCATCACAGACGTGGAACCCACAGACACAGCCGGGGACGTGGCAGAAGTGGTGCGCGCCACGTTCGCGGCCCAGGCAGCCCGCATCGATAACTGGAGCGGGCTGCTGGTGGGGCTGGCGAACCGCGAGCTGACCGATGCGCTGGACCGCACCGTGACCACTGTGAACGGTGCACCTGTGGAATGGATGGTGGAGTGGGTGAACGCTGGCGGGAACAGCTGCCCCACCTGTGAGGCCGAGGGGGCGCAGGGCTTCGTGCGGCTGGGTGACCTGTCGCGCAGGCCCGGTCAGGGTACGCTGTGCCTCGGACACTGCCGATGCGTGCTGGTGTTTTGGACGCGCGCGGAGGTGGAGGGCGGCACAGCGGTGGCGCTGTCCGCGCTGGCGTCGGGTGGTGATGGTTGATGCAACGCCAGCAGAGTGGTACAGACGCCAGCAGACGCTGCGAGGCGCCGCACCTGTGGATGGAGGACGCCATGCGCGTGACTGTGCCTGTGGGAACCGAACAGCACCAGATTGACCTGCAGGCCGCAGGCACCCGCGACGGGAAACGTGTGTGGACGGCCCGGTGCCGCCTGCCGATGCAGGGGCTGCTGGGTGGCGGCCTGCGGGTGGCGGGTGCGCCAGCCGCTGGCGCTGCGCAGGTGCGGGATGCTGTCAGCGACAGCGCCAGCCCGGTCAGCGGCCCGGTGCTGCTGGAGGGCTACGCCAGCAGCACCAGCGTGGACTGGCACGGCACCGAGATGACCCGCGAGGCGCTGGACAGCATGGCCCGCCAGATGGCGGGTGGTGTGCCATACGTCCCTGGCCACCACGAGGACGAGTGGGAGCAGGTGATGGGGCGCACCGTTGAGGCCCGCGTGGAGCACGGCACAGTGGTGCGCGATGGCGGCACCATGCAGCAGGCGGAAGGCTACCGGCTGGCAGTGCGTGTGGAGGTGTACCCCGACCACCCGCGTGCGCAGCTGCTGATGGGTGCGATGAAGCGCGGGCAGGTGGTGGGTATGTCCATCGGCGGGTGGTTCACCGATGCCGAGGTGGTCACCAACGAAAACGACGAGGTGGAGCGCATCTACATCAAGGCGGTCGAGCTTGACCACCTTGCGGTCACGCGCCGCCCGAGCAACCCCGACAGCTGGATCTCTGGTCTGGCCCGCAGCACCGGGCAGGCACTGGCGGCTGCACGTGCCGCAGGCGCGCCTGCGTACCTGGGCGGTGCAGCCCAGGGGATGGACACGCGCGGCATGAACGTGCACGTGAACGTGGGCGTGTTCCAGCACCAGAACGAAACCGAATACGAGGGCGCTGAAGGGAGCGATGCTGAAGCCGAGGCCGAAACGGAGGGCGAAGGTGGCGAAGCGGGCGCCGCCATGCCCTACGCCCAGGTGATGGCTGGTGATCGTGCCACTGGTGACGCGCCAGCCTACCGGCTGTCTGACAGCACCACCCAGCGGTGCGGCACCTGCACGCACCGCACCCGCGACGGGTGGTGCAAGGCATTTGCGTTCGCCTGCGCCAGCGAGTGGGTGTGCGATAGCTGGCAGCGCGCCACCGTGGACGAGCTGGTGGATGGCGGCAGTGCAGGCAGCGCGCCCACCCAGCCCGACGAGCAGCGGGTGGCTGGTGGGAATATGGACCTGCCGCTGGCGCCCGAGGACACCGCCTGGGGCTGGGACACCGACGCCGCGAACGAGGTGCTGGGCGACCCGCCCGACTGGGAACGCTACGCGATGGCCCACCTGTGGGTGGACACTGCGAACCCCGAGCGCCGCGCCAGCTACAAGCTGCCATTCGCCAAGATGGTGAATGGCGAGCTGCACATCGTGTTCCGTGGTGTGGCCGCAGCTATGGGTGCACTGAACGGCGCGCGCGGTGGTGTGGACATTCCCGACAGCGACCGCCCCGAAGTGTACGAGCGCATCGTGGCGCTATACACGCGCTTCGACAAGGAACCGCCCGAGCTGCGCGCGGGTGATACGGCTATTGACACGGCAGGCGCGCAGGGTTCTACTGCGAACAGCCAGTCGGACGCCGTGCAGAGCGCAGCACTGCAATCAACCCACAGCGAGGACAACGCCATGCCCGACAACCGCACGGCGACCGACACCCAGCGGCTGGACACTCTGGAGCGCGCCATCGGCGAGCTGAACGGTGTTCTCGCCAAGCTGGTGGAGCGCGTCGCACCGACCACCACCACCGCCCCGGCTGCCGACGAGGCCGCCCAGCTGCGTGCCCAGCTGGACGCCAAGGAAGCCCAGCTGAACCGCGCCCTGGCCGCTGCGAGCCGCCAGGGTGTGGCCCACAGCCCGCACGCGCACCGCCACACCGATGTCGGTGGCCACGGCACGCTGATCCGCACCGTGGAGCGCACCCTGGGTGCTGGCTCTGCGCTGGTGCAGGTGGCGCGCGCGCAGGCTGACCGGCGGGACAGCACCGTGGTGCAGACCCGCGCCCAGCTGGAGGCTGACCTGCGCAGCATCCTCGCCGCTGCCTTCGCGGACGGCGTCATCACTGACAGCATGGAGGCCTGAGCCATGAGCACCACCCCTACCGTGTGGGCGGGCCTCGACCCGTCGAAGCGCGAGGCGTTCGCCCGCGCCATCAACGTCGCTGGCGCTGGCAGCACGCTGGTCCAGAACTTCACCAACCGCATCATCCAGCAGCTGTCGATCCGCGAGTTCGGCGCCCTGGGGACGATGGACCGCAAGCCGGGCAGCGGTTCGGCAGCCATCATCAACCGCCGCACCGCCAGCTCCATGAGCGTGGGCGACGTGTGGGTGGCTGACACCGACAGCGTGGTGGAGAGCACTGGCAGCTACGCGCAGGCGACGTTCACCTACGCCACGCTCGCCACCCGTGGGCGCGTCACCCGCAAGATGCGGGCACGTGGCCGCAGCTACATCGACATCCTCGCCGAAGAAATGATGCAGAAGGCTGACGACTTCAACGAGGCGCTGGAGGCGTGCATCTTCGTCGGGAACAACGGCGCGGGCGGCGACGCGAATATGATGAACGGTCTGCTGACCCTCATCAACGCGGTCGGCGGGCAGGTGGTGGCGCAGACCAGCGCCAGCGCAGGCGGCAGTCTCACCCTGGCGAAGCTGGACGAAACCATCGACAGCGTGCGCGGCAGCGGTAACCGCAGCGATCTCGTTATCTACGGTTCGTTCAAGGGTATCCGCAAGCTGAACGCCGCCCTGCAGGCGCAGCAGCAGTTCATCAATGAGGTGGAGATCGCCGCTGGGTTCCGCGTGCGGACCTACGACGGCATCCCCCTGGTGGTGTCCACCGGCATGTCTGACGCCATGAGCTGGAGCGGCACCAGCATCACGGCGTTCGCGGGCGAAGCCACCAACCCCACCACCGCGCTGGTGGTGGTGAACAAGCGTTTCGCCTACCTGGAAGAGCTGACCCCGATGACCATGATGCCGCTGGCCACCACCGACAGCCAGTTCGACCAGTTCGACATCTACTGGGACGGCGCTGTGGTGCTCGCGAACACCAAGGGCGCCAGCGTGCTGGCCGGTATCGCCGCCACCTAAGCGACGGCACCGCGCCGCCACCCGGCGGCACACAGCGCCCGCACCAGCCGCCCGGCTGGGCGGGCGTTCTGCTGCGCGGGTGGTGCGCAGCGCAGGTGCAGCTGCGCACCCTGCAGGGCTGTGCTGCGCACCCACACTGCGCGCGTGATACAGTCCGCGCAGGAGGGCGCACCCCATGAGTGCAATCGACGACACCCCGCCAGCTGCAGGCACCTATCGGTTCGTCCTGCGGCGTTACGACCGGGATGCAGCGCACCACGACGCGCAGCCTATCGCCTTCGCCACGTATGACGAGGCCACCGACAGCCGCGCCATTGAGCTGGGTGGTGAGGTGGCACATACCCTGTTCCTGCAGGGTGAGGCTGCACACGCGCGGGCGCTGTGCCTGGGCTGGCAGGACTGCACCGCCGAGTGGCTGCAGGCGCTTGAGGACGCGAAACCACGCATCAGCACACCCAGCCAGCGCGCTATCTTCGCGGCGCTCACCGACCAGTGGCAGGACAAGCGGGCGCTCGTCCAGGCCAGCGGCATCACGGACGGCGAGTGGCGCACCACCATCCGGCTGCTGGAGGAACGGGGGCTGGCCGAGTGCAACCTGACCCCGCGCCAGCGGCGCCACGCAGCAGCGCATGGGAATGTCGGTTATCGCTACCGGCGCGGACCCCGCGCTGCCGAGGTGTGAGATGGCGACACTGACCAGCACCGCCCGCTGCAAGCGGGTTCTCGGCATCCCGGCGGGCGTCACCATGCACGACGCCCTGCTGGACGATCTCGTGGACGTGGGCGAGCAGCAGGTGCTGGCTTACTGCGGCATGGCCGCGCTGACCGCTACCACCGTGACTGAGCTGTACGACATCGAAAACGCAGGAACCAGCGAGCTGCGCCTGCGTGGCTTCCCTGTGGAGAGTGTGGCGGCAGTGGTGTGTACGGGCAGCACACTGCAGGCCACGCAGTGGTACGTGGACAACCGACCCGGCATCGTGCGGCTGGCCCCGCTGGGGTATTACTTCCCCGAGGGGCGCCAGCAGGTGGCGGTCACGTACACGTTCGGGTACGCGCAGCCGCCTGCGGACCTGCAGCACGCCGCCACGCTGTGCGCTG